GTATTAAAAATGGGAGATCTTTGTTATCACGATAAAGAAAAATTTCCTAAAGGGCCTTGGTGTAAACTAAATGAATGGATTATTTTTAGTAGATACGCAGGTTCAAGATTCAAAATAGACGGAGGAGAAGTAAGAGTTTTAAATGATGATGAAGTCATTTCAACTATTAGTGACCCTAACGATATTTTGCACCATTATTAAGGAGGACTAAATGGCAGAAGACAAAACAAATCCAGAAGTCGAAATAGACACATCTGGTGTTTCTGAAGAAACAATAGAAGTAGATGCACCAAAAGTTTCAGAAGAAGCTTTTGAAAAAAAACAAGATGTAGATTTAGGTTATGTAGATGTGAGTGGTGGTGGAAAAACTGCTAAAGAACTTTTACAAGAAACTAAAGAAGAACCTGATCCTGAAGTAAAAACTGAACCACAGTTTGAACAAGTTGAAGAAAAAGAAGAAGTAATTAAACAATTACGTAAAGAAATATCTATATTGAAACAAGTCGAAGCTAACAATAAATGGGTGGAATTAGATGCCTAAAAATCTGTGGCAAAAAGAAAGAAACAATTTGTTTAGAGACTTGGTAAGACAGTATAGCCATGAAGGATATACACAAAAAGAATCCAAGAAACTGGCTAAAAAAGAGATCGATGAAATCATGGAGGACAAAGAAGACTTTGTTACAAATCTTTGGAAGGAATCTTTTAGAGATGTCTGAATGGAACCTCGTTCTTAAAAAAGAAATAGGAGATATTGTTGTGGGTTCTTATAACAGTAGGAAGGAGGCTGAAGAACAGATTGAATATCGTAACACCCTATGCCGACATCTGGGATACGATCCAGATATTCCTTACAAAATAGTAAAAAGTATTTCAACAAAAAAATAATAGGAGAGTGCTATGCCTAGTCAATGGCCTAGTAGAGGAACTTGTCCTGAATGTGGGGCGAGTAAGGCGAATGTTCAACATGAAGATGGACACTCGTATTGTTTTAGTTGTCAAACAAGATTTGGAGAAGACATGACACAACAAACCAAGGTAGTTCCAATGTCTGAAAATCATTCTGGTTTTGAATATAATAAAACAAAGGGTATAGTCGAGGCTATCACCGATAGAAAAATAAGTAAGGAGACAGCCAAGAAATATAATACTCAGGTAAACAAGACAGGTAACACTATCACGCAGCACATCTACCAATACTTTGATAAGGATGGTAACTATATTGCTAACAAAGTAAGGGATGTGCAGAACAAAAGGTTCTGGTCTGAAGGTAACCTGGGAGTTGCTGGATTATTTGGACAGAATATCTTTAATCAATCCGGTAAGTACGTTACAGTATGTGAAGGTGAAGTAGATGCAATGTCTGCTTACGAACTAATGGGATCAAAGTGGCCTGTTGTTTCTATTAAAAATGGTGCGGCCTCTGCTCTGGAAAATTGCAAACAGGCTTTCGATTATCTGACTAAGTTTGAAACGATTGTTCTTTGCTTCGATAACGATGAGCCTGGAAGGGAAGCTGCTCAAAAGGTAGCACAGATTTTTGAGCCTAACAAATGTAAGATTGTTTCTCTGGAATTAAAAGATGCCAATGAATATCTGAAGGCAGGTCAGAGAGAAAAGTTTACTCAAGCCTGGTGGAATTCCAAGACCTATACTCCAGCAGGTATTATAAATCTGGCTGATCTGGGCGAGTCTCTCTATGATGAATTTGATTGCGAGACATGTCTTTATCCTTGGCCTAAGATGAATGAGAAGACCTATGGTCTACGTACAGGAGAGCTTGTTACCTTTACCAGCGGTGCAGGGATGGGTAAGAGTTCTATCATACGTGAACTGATGTACCATCTGATGATGAATACCAAAGATGGGATAGGTGTATTGGCCTTGGAGGAAAGTATTCGGAATACCGCCTTCAGTATCATGAGTGTCGAAGCCAACGCCAGACTTTATATCAAGGAAATACGAAAGCAATTCACCGATAAACAATTAAGAGATTGGCAAAAGAAAACCATTGATAGTAAAAGATTCTATGCCTTTGATCACTTTGGATCTATATCCAATGATGAGATCCTTGATAGGGTCAGGCACATGGCAAAGGCACTTGATTGTAAGTGGATATTTCTGGATCATTTATCCATCTTGGTATCCGGTCAGGAGGACAATGGAGATGAACGTAAGTCCATTGATATTCTTATGACCAAACTTAGATCTCTGGTGGAAGAAACAGGGATAGCCCTGATACTTGTCAGCCATCTCAGAAGGCCAGCAGGAGATCGAGGTCATGAAGATGGCAGGGAAGTATCTCTCTCACATCTCAGGGGATCAGCAAGCATAGCTCATCTAAGTGATTCTGTCATTGCCTTGGAACGCAATCAACAAGCGGAGGATGCATATGAAGCTAACACTACAACAATAAGAATACTTAAGAATAGATATACCGGAGACACTGGTGTATCCTGTTATCTTTATTATGACAAAGACACTGGAAGAATGACCCAAGTAGACAATCCTTTTATGGAGAATGATAATGAAGAAGCCCTTTAATAAAACAACATATGACATAGCTGATACGACAGCCAAGAAACATATGATTGGATGGTTGGAGCATACGCAGCCACACTGTACTGTTAATTCACAAGAGACTACGTACTTTGATTTGACAGTCAAGACAGATGATGGGGGAGATGCACAACTTTATGAGGTAGAAATAAAGTATGCATGGAAGGATGAATGGCCTGAGACATGGGACGAGTTACGTATTCCCTATAGAAAGAAAAGATTACTGGACAGATGGAAGGACAAGCATCGAAAATGTCTGTTAACTTTCATAGTTTTTAATCATGATTGTAGCAAGGCATGGCACATAGATGGGGATACAGTTCTGGAAAGCGAAGTCAAGGAAGCATCAAATAGATATGTTAAGAAAGGTGAGTTGTTTTTTCACATCCCTGTAAAGCAAGCCTACCAGGTGGACATGACATATGACAAAGGCAATAGTTGATATAGAAACAGACGGCATTGATGCTAATATAATTCATTGCATTGTTGCTCGTTCTTACGGTTCAGATAAAGAAAAGATCTGGATCGGAGATGAGTGTCAACAGTTCGGGGATTGGTCTAGACAAATAGATCAGTTCATAATGCATAATGGTATTAGCTTTGATGCTCCGATACTAAATAGATTAACTGGTTCTCAGATAAAATTATCTCAGGTAAGGGATACTCTTATCGAGTCACAGTTATATAATCCTGTAAGGGACGGCGGTCATTCTCTAGAAGCATGGGGAGAAAGACTTCAATTCCCCAAGGGAAACTTCACAGAGTTTAAATACTACACTCCAGAGATGCTGGAATACTGCAAGAAGGATGTCGAATTGACAGGGAAACTTGCCAAGACTATGGAAGAAGAAGGCAAAAGATTTTCTTCACAGTCTTATGAACTGGAAAGAAAGGTAAGAGCTATAGTAGATCAGCAGCAAAACAACGGCTTTGCCTTTAACATACGAAAGGCTATGCTGTTTCTTTCTCAACTGGAAGATGAACAACATGATCTTGAACGAAAAGCTGATGAGATGTTTGAGCCTGTTATTACTTACTCACCTGTCAAAAAGATACCCAAGAGTACCCCATTTAATATTGCAAGTCGAAAACAAATAGCTGAACGCCTCATGGAAAAAGGATGGAAGCCTAAACATCATACTGATAAAGGAAGTATCATAGTCTCTGAAGAAATTCTTGAGAAAATAAATATGGAAGAAGCTAAGATGTTCAGTCGGTATTTCCTTTTACAGAAACGTACCGGATTACTTAAATCCTGGATACAGGAATGTGGTGAGGATGAGAGGGTCAGAGGCAGGGTACTAACCTTACGTACCATTACAGGGAGGATGGCCCATCACAGTCCCAATATGGCTCAAGTACCAGCCATCTATAGCCCTTACGGTAAAGAGTGTCGGGAACTATGGACAGTATCTAATCCAGATACCCATGTCTTGATAGGTACAGATGCCAGTGGTTTGGAGTTACGTTGTCTTGCTCATTACATGGATGATAAAAGATTTACCCGTGAAGTTCTGACAGGTGATGTGCATACCGCCAATCAGAAAGCTGCTGGGCTGGAGACAAGAGATCAGGCAAAAACTTTCATCTATGCCTTTCTTTATGGGGCTGGACCTTCCAAAATAGGTAAGGTAGTAGGTGCTGGTGCCAAGAGAGGACAGTATTTAATTAGTAACTTCCTAAAAAATATGCCTAATTTAAAAAGATTAAGGGATAATATTACTGAAGCAGCAAAGTCTGGTACAGTTAAAGGTTTAGATGGTAGGCAACTACATATCAGATCACCTCATGCCAGCCTTAATACCCTTCTTCAAGGGGCTGGTGCAATTATCTGTAAGCAATGGCTTGTACATATAGATGAACGGATTCGTAAGTCAGGTATAGATGCTAGGCTTGTAGCTTCTGTTCATGATGAATATCAATTTGAAGTAGCAAAGCAAGATATAAAAAGCTTTGGATGGATAACCAAGCAAGCTATGCAGGAAACGACACAGACACTCAAGATGAAGTGTCCACTCGATTGTGAATACAAAGTAGGAAATACATGGGCAGAGACACATTAAAATTGTCAGCCTGTAATATTTGTCAGGGTCCAGCAGATCTTGAGAACGAAGGCGGCATCGAAGGTTGCATCGGCATCATTCCTTTTACACTGTGTGTTTGGTGTTATGCTGGAATGACTGACATGGTAGAATCTATGTGCGAGAGTTGTAATAATAAAGTGCTTGACTAAGTAATTACTATGTGCTATAATTCGACAACAATTAGAAAAGGAGGGTCATGGCAAATAAAACTTTAAATACCTTGTTAAACAACATTTTTAAACAAATTTTTAAGGAGAGTACAAATGGCTACAAAAAATAGTGTGATCTCAGGCGAAGCATGGTTTGCATGGATAACGAAACCCAGCACAATGTTTAAACCTGAAGGTGAGTGGATCATCAATGTTGCAAATCTCGATGCCAAGA